GCGCATCCTGTTCATCTTCTCCAAGAGCAACACCTACCGCACGCTGCATCAGATGTACGAAGAACTGGGGTGCTTTGGCACCGCCGGTTCGATTGTGTTGCCTGACTACAAGAACCTGATCCACCACTATCCGGTGACCACCGGCGAGTTCTGCATTGCGCAGGACTATCAGGGCAAGGTTTGCACGCTGTACCGCGAGTTTGAGAAGACCGTGGGCGAGATCGTGAAGGAGTTCGGCTACGAGAACTGCTCCAACACGGTCAAGCACATGTACGACCGTGGCACGCTGGACAAGTGGATTCCCATCGTGCATGCGATTGAGCCGCGCGCCGACCGCGACATCAAGAAGCGCGACGCGAAGAACATGCCGTGGGCGTCGTACTATTTTGAGGTCGGCGGCGATCAGGGCAAGTTCCTGCGCGAGAGCGGCTACAACCGATTCCCGTGCGTTGTGCCGCGCTGGGCGTTGGCCGGTGGCGACATCTACGGCAACAGCCCGGGCATGGAAGCGTTGGGCGACATCAAGCAGTTGCAGCACGAACAACTGCGCAAGGCACAGGTCATCGACTACCAGACCAAGCCGCCGCTCCAGATTCCTACGGCGTACAAGAACCGCGATGTCGATACGCTCCCGGGCGGCATCACCTTTGTGGACAACGCGACTGCGCCGATTCGCACGGCGTTCGATGTCAACCTGAACCTACAGCACTTGCTGATGGACATTCAGGACTGCCGCGAGCGCGTGCGCGGCGCGTTCTACGCTGATCTGTTCTTGATGCTTGCCAATTCCACGCACACGCGCATGACCGCGACCGAAGTGGCCGAGCGCCACGAAGAGAAGTTGCTCATGCTTGGGCCGGTGATTGAGCGCTTGCACAACGAGTTGCTGGAGCCGCTGGTTGACATCACCTTCCAGAACATGGTGCAGTCTGGCACCTTGCCGCCGCCGCCTGAAGAGTTGCAGGGCATGGAGTTGTCGATTGACTTTGTGTCCATGCTGGCGCAGGCGCAGCGTGCCATTGGCACAAACAGCATTGACCGTTTCGTGGGCAACCTTGGCGCGGTCGCACAGTTCAAGCCCGATGTGCTGGACAAGTTCGACGCGGATCAATGGGCAGACGCCTACAGCGACATGCTCGGCGTGGATCCCAGCCTCATCATCGCCGACAAGCAGGTTGCCGTCGTGCGCGATGCGCGCAACAAGGCGCAGGCTGCACAGGCACAGGCCGCTGCAATGCAGCAGACTTCGCAGACTGTCAAGAATCTGGCGCAGGCGCCCGGTGGCGCTGGGCAGCCGACTGTGCTGAACGACATGATGAACCAGTTCAGCGGATACGGATCACCCTCACCCACGGAACTTTGAACATGACCATGATGCCCAAGCAGAAGCCGATGTCTTTGCTGTACGAGAACGACAAGGGCGATGCGTCCGCCGCGTCGGCGTTCGTGTCGCGCCTGCTGCATGGTGCAACCATGATCCACATGCACCACTTGATGGTGACGGGTCAGGGTTCGTTCGCCAAGCACATGGCGCTTGACATGTACAACGATCTGGCTTCGGCGGTCGATGGTTTGGCCGAGGCGTACATTGGCTGCACCGGCACGCCTCTGTCCTTCTCGGGAGGACAGTTCACGATGGGCACCGATTGCGTTGCCGATGTCAAGGCGTTGTACGAGTATGTCGAAACGGCGCGTGGTGCAATGGGCACCGAGTCGCACATTCAGAACGAGATTGACACCATTGCGACGCTGCTGTCCAGCGCGCTTTACAAGTTGAACCGCCTCGCATAAGGAGCAAACATGGACGGGCAATACAGCGGCGATTACCCTTGGATTCTGGATCCCAAGACCAATCGCATTGTGGGCATTCAGCATCCTGATGGATCACGGTCGGAGTTTTCATTTGCTGCAACGAATGCGCCCCAGTTGCTTGCATCTGTTGACGAAGATGCATACATCGAACCGTATCGGCTGGTGACTTTTATCAACGGCGTGACGCCGTTTCAAATGCATAAGCCGTACACAGCAGGCACGACTGTCGTTGGTGTAACTTCCGGTTACACAAACGCTGATGGATATCACGCAAATCCGGGTGAACCGATCACTTTGCAGAACACCGATTTGGTGCAGGTCACCTGTGGCGAAGATTACGAAATCGACCTTGGTGATTTGCTTGCTGCCGAACCGTCTACCGGGTCCGTCATTCCGTCCTCTGCGGTTTCTGCATTCATCGGAGATAACGCACCCAACAACCCCATTCTCCGCGCGCTAGAAAGTGCAACCTACGGACAGGTTTTTTGGGCGCAAAAGATTGGTGGTTGGAGTACCGCGGCGGCATCGGCTTCGTTTACTGGTCCGGGCGTGACCGTTAATACGCAGGCATTCAATTATGGCGATGCCTCGTTGATTTGGACAAAGCCAGCCGGAGCAGTTTGGGTCGAAATGACTTGTGTTGGCGGTGGCATGAACGGTCAAACCGCAACGACTACCAAGGGCGGAAATGGCGGCGGTGCAGGTCGCGTAATGAAGAAAACCGTGCCTGCGACGCTGCTTCCTAATACGCTTACCGTTTGGTGCGGGGAGCGTGCGGCATACGGGCCAACCGCATTTGCGGGCGTGACCTATGTTGCAAGTACTGAAGGCGTTATTTGCAGCGCGTTGGGCGGCGGTGGACCAAACAATGGTTTGCATAGTACGCGGCAGGGATGGCTGTCCGGCGAACGCGCAACGCTTGAAATTGGCGCAGCCACACAGGTCACCGCTACTCCGATTCCCGCACCATCGACAAATACAGGGTTTAGCAGTTTTGTATTTGGTGCCGGTGGACTTGCGATGGGCGACGATCAGGGATACTCCGGGCCGGGACGCGACGGTTCCGTTGATGGTCCGGGCGGCGGTGGCGCTGGAGGCAGTTCTACTGGCGGGTTTACTGCTGGCTCTGCGGGCGGTCGTGGTGGATCTGGGCAACTTGGCGGCGGTGGCATTGTGTATCCAAGCCTGTTTCCAAATGGCGGTGCCAGCGGCGGAAATGGCGCGAACGGTACTGGTGGCAGCACTAGCACAATTTCGTATGTTGGAAATGGTGCTGGCGGCGGCGGTTATGCAACGACGCCAACCACGGGCGTTGGTGGCACCGGCGGATCGGCTATTCGCGGAGGCGGCGGCGGCGGTGGTGGCGCTGGCGCAATTCCCGGCGTCGGAGGACTTGGCGGTCACGGTTGCGTAGTCATTCGCACGCTTTGCTGGAATACCTAAAAGGAGCAATTATGCGAATCGCATTTGTAAGCAAGGATCGAACGAGCGTTGAGTGCATCGAGGACTTCGATGATGTACCAACCATTTTGCCTGAATGGGCTATTGCTGTCACGCTTGAAGATGATGAAGCGTGTGAATTGAATTGGGGCTACAAGCCCAATAGCAATCCTCGGTTTTACGACAGAACCGATGAAATCATGGCATTGCAGCGCGCGCAAGTGCAAGCATTGATGTTTGCAAGTACCGAGTCAGGTAATTGATTGTGGGCAATCAACTCATCAACAGCCCGCCGTGGCTTGTAGATAACGCCCAACAGAAGTATGTCGGCGTTAAAAACCCGGACGGCACCGAGTTGATTTGGGCGCGCAGCCCACATGCTGCGTCATTTCAAGACCTGTCCAATCAATCTGCGCTTGGCAACAATGTTGCCACGCCAATGGAATGCGACACGACCGACTTTGCAATCGGCGTGACAATGGTTGACAATAGCAAGATCACATTTTCGCGCGCTGGGTATTACAACATTCAATTCAGCGCGCAATTGCAAAATGTGTCGAACTCGTCCGAATACAACATCAGCATTTGGCTGCGCAATAGCGTTGGTGATGTTGTCAACAGTTGCACAGATGTGACCATTCCCAAGAAGCATGGCGGTGGCAACGGGTTGCTCGTTGCGGCATGGAATCTGTTTGTGCCAGCAGTTGCTGGGTCGCACATCCAGATCATGTGGTCTACGCCAAGCACGGATGTGTCCATTGCATATCTCGGAACGCGAACGGGTCCGGTTCGTCCGGGTGTCCCGTCCGTCATCATTACCGTCAACGAAGTTGCTGGTGCCTAATACATAGCGACATGGTTGACAACAACTACAACCCGCTGGATACGAACGCAACGGACAAGGCGCGCGCGGACAATGATTTGCGTGCCAAGATTGCGCGCGAATCCGAGCAATCAGATGTACGATGGCTAATGTCAAACAAGCGCGGTCGCCGCATTGTGTGGCGATTGCTGGATAATGCAGGCGTGTTCCGTTCGTCATTCAATACCAATGCAGCGCAAATGGCGTTTGCAGAGGGAAACAGGAATTACGGACTCCGCATGCTGGCGCAAATCCATGCGCTTTGTCCCGAGCAGTATCCAACGATGATGAAGGAAGCAACGAATGACCGAACCAACGATGAGTAACGCTGCGACAACCAGCAGCAGCGTTGCCCCATCTACTTCGCCGCAGACTGCGCCAGCGACGGCTGACGCGCTCTATGGCAACACGCAGCAGGCCCAGACGGACCAGAAGCAGCAAGTCGCGGAGCCGACCGCTGTTGCAAAGGACGCTGGCAACCAGCCGGAGCAGACGGACGCGGCAAAGCCCGCTGATGTCAAGGCACCGGCGCAGTACGAGTTCAAGACGCCTGACGGCGCTGGATTCGACCCAGAGGTCGTTACGGCCTTCTCGGAGGTTGCCCGCGAACTTGATCTGACGCAAGAGGCTGCGCAGAAGGTGCTTGACCGGATGTCTCCCAAGATTGTGGAGCGCCAGATGGCACAGATTGAGGCTGTCCGTACGCAATGGACGGAGGCTTCAAAGGGCGACAAGGAGTTCGGCGGTGACAAACTGTCCGAAAATCTGGCTGTCGCAAAGAAGGCGCTGGACTCGTTCGGCACTTCGGAACTGCGTGCGCTGCTCAACGAGTCCGGCCTCGGGAACCACCCGGAAATCATCCGGTTCATGTTCCGCGCTGGCCGGTCGCTTTCGGAAGACCGCTATGTCGGATCATCTACGAGCAACAATCCCAGCCGGGAAACGCCTCGGGATTTCAACTCCGTCGCAGCGGCCTTGTATTCAAATCAGTCCTAATTACCCCCCCACATAAGGAGCCACAACAATGGCAACGATTCTCCCGACCACGAACCTGACGCTGGCCGATTGGGCCAAGCGCACCGACCCCGATGGGCGCATCCCGCTCATTGCGGAACTGCTGTCCCAGAGCAACGAGATCCTTGAGGATTGCGTGTTCAAGGAGGGCAACCTGCCCACCGGCGAGCGCGTCGTGATCCGTACCGGTCTGCCGACCGTCTATTGGCGCGCGCTCAATCAGGGCATTCCGAGCAGCAAGTCCACGACCGCGCAGGTCGATGAGGCTTGCGGCATCCTTGAGGCCCGCAGCGAGGTTGACAAGGATCTCGCCATGCTCAACGGCAACACGGCCCAGTTCCGTCTGTCGGAAGACACGGCGTTCCTTGAGGCCATGAACCAGACGCAGGCCACGACGCTGTTCTACGGCAACCCCGCCACCGATCCCAAGCAGTTCCTCGGCCTTGCGCCGCGTTACAACTCGCTGGGCGCTGGCAACGGCCAGAACATCATCGACGCCGGTGGCGACAACGCCAACACCAACACCTCCATTTATCTGGTGGTTTGGGGCGATCAGACGGTGTACTGCCCCTTCCCGAAGGGCAGCAAGGCTGGCCTGATCCATGAGGATCTGGGTGAGCAGACCGTCTACAACAGCGACGGCACGCGCTTGCAGGCGTATGCCACCCGCTACCAGTGGAAGAACGGTCTGGTTGTCAAGGATTGGCGCTATGTCGTCCGCATTGCAAACATCAATGTTGATGATCTGGTGCAGGGCATTGACACGCAGACCCCCACTGCCAGCACGGCCATCATCAAGTTGATGGCGCGCGCGATGTACCGCATCCCGAACATGGCGATGGGTCGCGCGTGCTTCTACATGAACCGCACGGTTCACAGCGGCCTGTCGGTCATGGCTCTGGACAAGAGCCAGTATGTGCTGAAGGTCAACGAGGGTCTGTCGCAGTTTGGTACTGCGGCTGCGTATCTCTCGTTCCTCGGCATCCCGCTCCGTCGCGTGGACACCCTCCTCAACACCGAAGCCCGCACGACTGCGTAATTAACGCAGCACACAGAAAGGACAGAAGACAATGATTAATGACATTCGCGCCCGCTTGTCGGGCAGTCTCGGCGCGACCCAGACGGGTCAGTCGTTCACCAACACGGCCAACACGGCGTGGTATTCCACGAATGTGCTTGACACGGTTGGCAGCGTTCCCACCAGCGGCAGCAACCCGAACAGCAACGGTTTGCAGTACCGCGACATGGGCGAGGGCGACGATCTCTATGTCCTGTTCACCATCGGCACGGCTCCGTCCGGCGCTGCTGGTTCGTCGATGACCTGCGAGGTCACGATGTCCACCAGCGAAACCGATGGCTCTGGCACGATCACCGTGATTGGTACGGGCGTCATTCCGTACGCCAGCGCGACCGCTGGCGCGCAGTTTGCCGTTCGCATCAACCCCACGCTGGGTTCGACCGGCGCTCGGTACATCGGTGTGCGTTACACGAACAACGCCACCGCTTGGACCGGCACCGGCACGATCTTTGCTGATATCGTCACCGACATCGCTGACAGCAAGAAGTTCTACGCCAGCGGTTTCAAGGTTTTGTAATCCCAAGGAGGTTGATCCATGCCGAAGGTTCGCGCCAATGTTGCTGTGTTCGTTGACAACATGTACCGCTACGCGGGCGATGTCTTTGAATACAACGGTCCCGATGATCCCAACCTAATCCCCTTGGAAGGCGAAGCCCCCAAGTCGGGTCGGCGCGGGAAGAAGGACGCAGCAAGCGAGAACGCCGCCACGGATTGACCATCCGCAGCAGCAGCAATGCAGGGAGGGGGAGTTCGCTTCGGCGGCTCCCCCTCTCTTGCAGCGGAGGTGAGTCATGGCATCAGATGTCGATATCTGCAACTTGGCGCTGGCGCATTTGGGTGACACGGCCACCCTGTCCAGCATCAATCCACCGGAGGGATCTGCGCAGGCAGACCATTGCTATCGGTTCTATCCGATTGCCCGGGACACCCTGCTGGAAATGCACTTCTGGAACTTCTGCATGCGGCGCGTCGCGTTGCCCGCAAAGGAGTGCAATTGGCCGCAATACACCCATGCGTATGGCGTGCCCAATGATGCCATCAACCTGATTTCGATCTTGCCGCCGGATGCGGCAGACGATTACTCGGTCAAGTTCGTGCCGACCGATGCGCCGTTGTTTGCGCACAACTACAGCCCGATGGTGCAGACCGGGCGCTATGTCCCGCAGCCGTTCACCGTGGAAACGCTGCCGGACGGGTCGCAAAT